TTCTCAGCAACATCTGAAGGAATTAACCCTGCTATACTATCTAAAACCACAACATCAACACCGGCTTCTAAAAAACTAAATACGCCCTTCATAGCTTCTTCCCCTGTATAAGGTTGTACTAACAATACAGACGATGTATCAACACCACATTTCTCCATCCATGCAGCGTCCCAAGATAACTCTGAGTCTATCCAAGCGGCTAAACCTCCACTTTGTTGCACCTTAGCAACTACTTGAGATGCTAAAAAGGATTTCCCTGCATTAGAGTTTCCTTTTATTAGAGTAAACCTTTTCTTAGGAACCCCTCCCCCTAACATCTTATCTAAGTTAGGTATGTCAAATGGAATCCTATCGTATGCCACCTCTTCTGAATCA